GCCACGATCTCTTGCGACGCATCCCACACAGCGCCGCTGAGCGCTTGGTTATGCCTGATCAGCACCTTGCCGCCAACCAGCACATCAAGGTCTGTCGCACGATCCCAGCTCAGGATGGCGCTTGCACTGTCGATTGCGACCAGTGACAGGCCGGATACGCTGGTTGGTGGTGCAGTCTTGCCGAAGGCGCTAAACGTCAACGATGCCGGCAGCGCGGATGGAATCAAGGCTGCGTTTAAGCTGTAAACCTCAATTTCATACGTGCCAACGATGTTGTCGAGTATTTCGTAGTCACCTTCAGCCTGCGTGCTGGTGATCCAGTTGCGGTTATCGACGCGCCATCGGACGGTGTACTGGCTGGCATACTGCACCGCTACCCAGCTCACGATTATTTTCGACTTGACGCCACCTGCGCCTTCGTACAGCACTTCCTGCGCTGATAGGTTGGCCGGTGCATCTGGGATCTCGTTCAGGTCGGTGATGTCACGATCAACCAGCGCTAAACCGCTTTCGATATAGGCGTATTTGCTTGGATTATGCTCTAGCGCTGTGATGTTGTACTCGATGCCGTCTTGCTCTTCGATGCCAAGCACGCGGAACAGCTGGGACTGAATCGTTGTCGTTTCATACACCCAGACGCTGTTAGCGTTAGGCGCTACGGTGAATGCCGGCGAGACGTTGAACACTTTGCCGGCAATACTGGTAACAGTCCGCGTCTGCGCTACGCCCGTGGGCAGGATCACGCTAAGCGTCGCACCGGCTGCATAGGCGATGCCGGTGGTGTCATCAGCGGTGATGGCAGTGGTAGTGGCGGTAGTGATGCGGCCACCACGGCGAGCGCCGGCCCGTACCGGATCGGCAATGCTGATGATCTGGCCAGGGCGTACCACCACGCCGGCTTCGATGCCGACGGTAAACGCCACCACTTCAGATTCGTTCCATTCTGAATAGAGCATCCAGCGCCCGAGCCGATGCGCCTGTGATCGTGACGTACAGGCAAAGGCGCTGATCTCGGTGGTGGTGACGCCGTACTTTGCGATCAGTGCCTGATCTTCAACCACTTCCTTTGTGATGTCACGCAGGGTGAGATCCATGTAGCTGACGATCGCAACCGTCGGGCGATTCTTCAGGCTGCTGCCGGTGTAATTGAAGATGCCGTCCTTGACGTTGGCGGGCGTAAACAGGTATGTCGGATCAGCTGGTGCATCTTGCGATACGGTCAGCGCACCAGCGCCCCAGTAGGGCATAGCGCGGAACACTGAACACATATCACCGATCAGCTTATAGGCATCTTCGGCGGTTTGGATGTTGACGTTGCAAGAGAAGCGCGGCTCAAGGCCACCACGGCCATCAGACACAAGCGCTGAGCTATAAACCGAACAGGCATAAAATGCCCACTTATCTAGGTCGGCGGCTTGGATGTGATCGCCGAATCCGTATCTAGTGCTTGTCAGAAGATCCCATAAGATCCAGGCTGGATCGGTCGTCCATTGCGCTGCACCGAATAGACCATTCCATACGCCGGCATAGACTAACCGGCCGGTGGTTGCATCAACAGTTGCATTACTCGGGATAGCAACCTTGATGCCGTTGATCAGATACGACCGTTGCGGAATGTTAGAAAATATCTCCGCATTGCAACGCAGTGCGATATATGCGCTATTCGGGTATCTGAACTTCGCGTAGGTGATCTCGGTGTAACTTGACCAGATGAAGTCGTTAACCTTTCTATCACTGGTGCTGTCTGCGTTGCCACGGGATACGCGGATGTCAACCGGAAACGTACCGCCAGCGATCGGAACGATAAAATCACGCTGGTACGCATCATTAGACCGGCCGCGAATCAGTCCGCCGTTGGTGTCGCTGTATTGCTGCACCCAGCCGCCGCCGGTGTAACGCCTGTCGATGACGACGTGTGCATCTTCTGCGCCTACGTCTCCTTTGTCAGTGATGATGTAAATCTGTGGAACAGTGATCGTGATTCGTACCGCGTCAACTGTTGTATCCGTAATCGTGCGAATGATGGCACCACCGGCCTGTGTTACCTCAACGTTGACGGGGCGCTCATCTTCGGCATTGCCGGCGTCGCCGTAAATTGCAACAGCGGACTGGATCTGCGTGCCGGTGCGTTCTTGGTAGATGACATCCTGGAAGTTGTAGGAGCCGTCAGCATTCTGCAGCGGTGTGTTATCAAGGAAGATCGACTGCGCACCGTTGACCAAGCCGCCAATCTCACCTTCAGACAGCAGATCAACCAGCTGCGCGTACTGCTTGCTGTGCAGCGTATCCGGCGCTGTGCGTGGCTTGCGGGGTTGCCGCTGCCGCCCGCCGAGACTGCCGCGAATGGATGCCATCAGCCGACCTGCACCGTATCAACACCGGCGGAAACCACCACGCTCCCTAGCAAGGTGCGGCCGTAGCAAATTGGGACCGGCACACCCTGCCGCGACGTTTGCTGAACACCCGAAAAGCTGAAGCTCTTTCGTGGATCCTGTGCGCTGTCTTCACCTGTCGGCATCTTCGGAACTGGTGTGAGCAGCTGAGCAGCGCCGCCGAGCACTAGCAAGCCGCCAACAGAGAGAGCCAAAGCTCCCAGCTTAATCGGAGCGGCAGCGCCGAATAGACCAATCGAAGCGCCCCCAAATCCAGCTGTAGCGATGGAGAGTGCGATCAACGCCACACCCGCCACGATCCGCCCCACCGGACCTGCGCCCGTCAGCACCGGCACGATCCTGATCACCTGCTGCCCGGATGGGTGGTGCAGCTCCTCGGCATCGAGCGCGTAGCCGCCGACGCTGACGCGGTAGTGCTGCTGCGTCATGTGCGCTTCCAGCCGTGGGAAGTTCACCAGCAAAAACCTGACCGCTTCTGCGGCGCTGCTAACCGCAGCTTGAAATGTGCGCTGACCGAGGAACCGCGCAAGGCGGCCATAAACCCTAATCGTGCGCAGGCTTTCCATGGTTCCATCGTAGACGCCGGCCCAGGCACTTCATCAACCAGCCGCCGAGCATATCCCGGCTGCTAAGCCGCCCTTGGCAGTGATGGAGCACCATCTGATCGCCGAGATAGACACCGCAGTGATTCAAGCCCGGCGGGCCAATGCCGAATAACAGGAAGTCGCCGCGCTCCAGATGTTCATCCTCGCCAAGCTCACGAAATCCAGCCTCCCGCCAGCAGGCATCAAACATCGGTGCCGCCTCGAATGCTTCAGGCGTCAGCGGTCGCTCCCAGTCGCGGATGGTAATCCCCTGCTCGGCGTACCAGTCGCGGGCCAAGGTCCAGCAGTCCTGCACGCCCCAGCACCAGCTGCGACCGATCAGCGGCGCACGGTAGCCAGTAGGCGCGTGCGGACCGCTCCACGCCTCGGTCTCAGGGTTGACGATCCACCACGGCAGCACATCCAGCTCGATGGCGGCTAGGTCCGCTTGGCTCGGTGCTGGTGAGTGCCCAGGGTGGCTGTGAAACACACCGATGATCTCGCCGGCATCTTCGGCGGCAGCGTAATCATCAGGCTCCAAGATGAACTGCTCAGCGGCATCATCAGCCACATTGCGGCACGGCCAGTAGCGTTTGCGGCCTTTGACCACTACCACCAAGCCGCACGCCTCACGCGGCGCTTCAGCCTGCGCATGTGCCAACGCATCAAGCTGCCAAGTCATGTGAAATAGGTGCCGATTCCAGGGAAACTCCCAAACGGTAACTCAGCTGTATCGCCGAAGTGCGCTTTGCAGTCAGCCACTGTCTTGCCGCATGTTGGCAATGCACCGGAGTAGCTGCACTCGGCTGACTTGTAGACCCATTGGCAGATGTTGCTAATGCACTGCCGCTTCGGCGCTCGCACATTGGCTAGATCAAACGCGCAGGCAAGCTCAAACTCGATCACATCACGGTTTTCAGATGCCTTGCGGTCGATGTAGTAAATCTCAGGCGGGAAACTTGCGGTCGGGTCGGGTGTACCCAGTGGGTTGACGCCACCGGGGAAGTTCACCCCGTCGATATAGCGTGCCAGCGTGCGGATGCGCGTTACCTTGGCGCCCTCGATGCCGCTCGGTAAGGTCAATAGCAGTGCGGTAATGGTGCCGGTCAGGTTGGCAATACGCAATGTTGGACGTGGTAGGGTGCCCTTGCCGGAGTAGCTGAACCCATCAGCTTCGACCGGGAATCGCAGGTAGCTGTTGCCGGCCCATACAAGTTCGCCGTTGGCGTTGAGATTAGCTCCA